CAATATACCGTTTATGGAAGGTAACATAATAAAGTACATTACGCGCCATCGAAGCAAGAATGGCGCAGAAGATATAAAGAAAATCATACACTACTGTGAACTAATCTTGGAGCTTGAATACAATGAACGACCTACAACGTGAAGCACAACGAAAAAGATGCCTTGAGTATTACCATAAGAACAAAAAAGCCATACATGAACGAGTTATGTTGAAACGCAAAGCGGATAAATTAAAACGCATAGCGGAAACTTCAATTCTTCCTCCAGTACCTCAAAAAAGCATCACCAAGAAAGAAATAATGGCTTTAATCGGTATTAAAGCATTGATGCTCGATAAGATCGTGAAAGACCCTCGCTATTGTATGCCTAAGCATGTCGCGACTCATATTGACGGATCAATTCTATTCAACCGAGCCGAGATCATGGATTGGCTTCCTTATATCAGAGAAGTCTGCGCGTTCATGTATAAACGACCTCCGATCAAATTAACTGGAATGGCAGCGCAGATCGTTCAGTTCATGCACCGCAGTAAAGACATGGAGTTGTATTGTGATGAATTAAGACGTAAACAGTTAGATGGAAGAATTAATAATGGCTAGGGATGTAGACTACGCCCTCATATTGCAAGTGCTTTATAGCAGAGGCTACACCTTAGCCAGTATATCAAAAGTTACAGGCACAGCGGTAAGCTCGTTATCTAATGTAAAACAAGAAACTAAACCTGTACCAACTAGCTGGCATGATGGCTGGGAAGGAATGGCATTGCAAGACTATTACCGTAAAGCATTAGGTGAAGCACCACCCCATGTTGGGGATTACATTGAACTTGGAGAATATTGTGAAGAAGATGAAATATCCACTACCTCATGAAAACGCACGTTGCTTAGGAAGCAACTGCGACAAAAAAGAAAACTGCTCACGTTATCTATCTATTGAAGTAGATACAAAAGATTTCATGTGGCATGGCGACTTCAAGAAAGAGTTAAAACAGCTTGATTGTGACCTTTTTATAGATTTTAGAGATGGTATTTACTATGAGCATTGAGAGAGAGTTACTTAAAAGATTTATGACTGAACTGAACACAGAAGAAGATGTGGTAAGTTTGTTTAATGACATAAAAGAATGTCTTGCCCAACCTGAGCAGACTGAGCAAGAACCTGTGGCTTGGATGTATGATTGGGAGGATATTCCAGAAGGTGATGGGGATTCACCACTTTTAAAAAACTTTGTAACTAATGATATAAATATGATAAGAGCGGCACTGGCAAACAATGTCCGACCACTTTACACATCACCACCAAAACGTAAGCCGCTTAGTATGAAACAAGCAGAAGACCTGTGGGAAACTTCTAATTTTAAAAGTGCTGTCCCGTATTACATATTTGACGAGATAGTTGTGGCTGCTGAGAAAGTACACGGCATTGGAGGTGGGGAATGAGTGATGACTTTAAAGCTGGAATTGCAATTATAGTTTTTTCATTAATAGTTTTTGGTAGTTTTACTATCGGTGTTGTTTACAACACCAAAACGGCTCAGGAGTGTAAAGTAAAAGCATTAGAAAAAAACATACCCGCGCTAGAGATAATGGAGCTATGCAAATGAGTAAAAATATACGAGCATACCCATCAGGAGAAAGTTACACCACATTTAATAATGCTTCTGGAGTTACGTCCCATCATAGTAAATCGCCTTTACATCATGGAATGACACTCCGAGACCATTTTGCAGGACTTGCAATGCAGGGTTTGTTAGCAGCAGATAAAGATACATTGTGGAATGAAGACGATATTGCTTTTCTTGCTTACGGGCAAGCTGATGCAATGTTAGAAAGAAGGGAGAAAAATGGCTAACATCAAAAAAAACGTTTTTAAAGCTAACGAGCGCAGTTATGAAACCAAAAATTAAACGAGTAGGACGATTTTGGGTATGTGGAGGGCCTTACGAAATTGCAGGGTATGGACGCACTCCATGTGAAGCTTATTTAAATTGGAGAAACCAATGGTTTTAAGACCTTATCAGGATGAAGCTGCTGATTTCTTGTACAGCCGTGATCGAGCAATGATCCTTGCACCTGTTGGTGCAGGCAAGACGGCCATCACTTTAACAGCTATGCAGGCGATGATTCAGGACGGGCATGTTAAACGATTCTTAGTGCTTGCACCTAAACGTGTGTGTACTGATGTTTGGAGGCAGGAAGGGCTTAAATGGGCTTCTAGCATATTCATTGAAATAGCGATAGGAACTGCTAAGAACAGAATAGCAGCGTTTAATTGCGCTGCTAATGTAATCGTAACGAATTACGACAATCTGTTATGGCTTTGCCGTGAACGTCCAGACTTGCTTCAAGGCTTTGACGGTATTGTTTTTGACGAGCTGACACGTTTGAAGAACCCATCTGGATCACGTTTTAAAGCATTGTTCAAAGTGATAGACCTGTTCAAGATACGGTGGGGCTTGACCGGATCGTTTACTAGCAATGGTTTAGAAGATGTGTTTGGACAATGTAAAGTAGTAGACCAATCATTGCTAGGCAGAAGCAAAAACGCTTTCCTACAACAGTATTTTGTTCTGATGAATCGTGATTATGGTGAATGGGCTGCACGTCCTGACTCCTTACCTAAGATTATGAAAACTATCAAACCTGCTACCTATCTGTTAGATGCAGGAGATTACGCTGATCTGATGCCACCTTTGCACATGGTTGAGATTAAGTGCCAGATGGATATGGAACACTATAATACTATGAAGAAGGATTTAGTTGTAGCGTTTCCCAGTGCAACTGCGGTTGCAACTAATCTTGCAGTAGTGACGGGTAAGCTTCAGCAAATGAGTTCTGGGTTCGTTTATCACTCAACATCTTCGCCCAGTAAGTCGCCAGGTAAGTTCAACACTTCCACACAATCAATATGGTTTTCTAGCCATAAATTCGATAGATTAGAAGAATTGCTTGCAGAAAATCAAAGAGATTGTACAATGATTTTTTACATGTACAAGGAAGAACTCGAAGAACTCAAACGGAGATACCCTCAAGCCCAAACATTAGATGACCCTAATGCCGTTGAACGTTGGAATACTGGGCAGATTGAGTTGTTGTTGGCGCACCCTAAGAGCGCAGGGCATGGGCTGAATCTTCAGCATCACGGCAATAAGATAGTGTTCTTATCATTGCCTTGGTCATTGGAATATTTTGAACAGGCAATCGGGCGCATTCATCGGAGTGGTCAGAAACGTGAAGTGTGGTGTTATATTTTAATGACTGAAAATACTATAGACGAGCGCATTTATTCTGTCTTACAAGAGAAATGTACTTTATCTGAAATTGCAATAGCGGAGTTACGATGAAATTAAGTTGGCGAAAACTAAATGAAGTGTTACCGGATTTAGAAGAAGAAGAAGTTCTAACCCTTCTTGAGATGGAAAAAGTAGGTGCTAGACGTGCGATGGTTTTGATACGACTACATCAACGTTTTTGCACCTTGAGGATGGCTAGAGAGCGCAATCAATTATTTGGAGAACAACAATGATCTTTTATAACTGTGACGAGCTAGAAAATAAACTTTATAAAGCTGGAATCATCAACATGATCCTATCCGTACTGCTGTGCATCTCATTACTGTTTAATTTGCATTGTGCAATGGCAGAATCAATCAACTGCACAACTTTTGGTACTTTAACAACCTGTACTAATGGAATGACTATTAATAGAATGGCATTAGGCACAAACATTACTACACCTGAATTGCCGATCTTACCACCAATGGAGCAAATAGCACCTGCTATGCTAGTCGCCCCATTTCCTCAAATTCAGCCAATTCAACCGATACCAGGCTTCAATAAGTAACTATTCAACTATTTCTTCAGCAGGCATCGCTTGAACTTGTGGGCCTGCTTGAAGTTGAATCTTTTGAATAACTGGGGCAACTTGAGTAAATTGACCAACTCCTAATGCGTTCATGATGATGTTTAGTTCTTCTAATGACAATGTCAATGTAATTTCGTTCATGATAATATTAAATCTGCTTCTTTATTTCTACGAATAGTAAGACCTTTTAAGACCTTACCGCCTGCTTTATCCCAACGTTTGATTTCAACCGCTGCGGAAATCCAATCATTAGCATCTACTTTTTTCTTCAGCGTTGAAGAAGTGTAACTACCAATGCCTAAATTATAAACAAAATCTGCTATTGCAGCTTGTTTTTCCATATTAACTGTTGCTAGTATGGGGGAAGCCTTAATCGCTTGATTAAGCACCTCTAATGCCGTTTTAATCAAATCTTCATCAGCTTGGTTCTGTGTCCATACCATGCCTTCTTTAATGCCTTTGGTTTGACCCCAGCCGATTGTTACCACACCAATACAATCTTTATATGCTTTTAACTTACACCCTTCTGACTCTTTAATAAGTTTGATTAATATCTCTAATGCTGACATTAATTTAAGAACCGTAATTTGTACAAAGTAGACAAATAAGTTTCAACAGCAGTATCAATTAAATTCTGAATAGGTGTATCGTCTTTATCACATATTTTATAACGGTTGTCTTTGATCCATTTCACTTGCGTTTGCAATTCAGTGATGATGCTTTGTCTGCTACTTTTAAAACCTAAAATCTCGATGTTACTCATAAGACCATATTGGCCTTGATAAGCTTCAGCAATAGCATCAGCGTTCTCTACAATTTCATTATAGAAAGTGTTTAATGCCATATGCTGTGCAAACGATTTAGTTCTTAAATGCTCACGGTGAGCAAGATCACGAGCTAAAAATAATAATGATATTAAATGTTCCATCTTTTATCCTTTACCAAAAACGTATGCCACTACAGCAAATATAGCACCAACGGCAAAAACAATCCCTCCGAAGAATCCTTTATTGTTAGCTGAATCTTTCTTGAGTTCATCTAAAATCATAAAAATACGATCCGATCTTCTTCTGGAATCTTCAAGTTCTTTATGAAGCTCTTGTGTAAGCCCTTCAATCTTTTGTTCTACTTTAGCAACTCTACAGTTAAGGTCAAGGTCTGTCACGTTTTTTCCTTTTAATCAACTTTGGTTAAAGGTTTTGCTTCTGATATAAAAAACCCTAAAGCACCAAATATAACTGATCCAATATTAAGCGCGTCTTGCACTTTGCCAGGATCAACATTAACACCACCTAAAGCAGAAACAGCAGCAATTGAAGCCATTGTGCTAGGCTCAGATAACCTTGACTTCAGCCATATAAATAAACCTAATAATTTACCCATTTACCTATTCCCAGTTATGTTTTTATGATATACATCATTGCTACGTTTTTAGGACGGGTTTCTGTACCACCAGTAATGCCAGTTACGCTGGATTGAATATCGGCAACACCTGATCCAGTATTTGGGGTAATATCAGCTACACCTGCACCACTAGAAAAGTTAAGAGAGCCAGTACCGCCAGCAACACGCCCCATAGCATGAACATGACCTGCGTCAGTATGTGTATGTCCAGGATCGGTAATTGGGCCAACTGAATCTGCTTGATAAGACCCTAAAACTCGACCTACATCCACACCAGCGTTATCATCCCAACCTCGGACGAAATATCCTCTTAGATCAGGAAGATTGAAAGTTGTTGTGCCATCGCCAGCTCCGTATAAAATACCGCAGACTCCAAACAGATTAACATAAGTGGTTCTTGATACGGCTGCACCATTACATTCTAAATAACCTAATGGCACTACATTACCAGCGTAGGCAGCTACATGACCGATAGGGCCAGCAGCACCTGTGATATTAATAGGCCAGTTAGCACCAAAATCTGTAGTATCTTGTGAAGCAGTAAAATTAACGCCATTCCATCCCATGAAGATGTCGGTGGTAGATTGTGAAGTTGATGTCCCTGCAAATACATAAGGAGGTGCAAACGATGTCGGAGCGTTGACACCATAAATGTTATCGAATGTCGAGATAGCAGGGCCATTAGTTTCACCAACTAAAGGAGCGCCTTGCAATACCATTTTGTAAATACCATCTAACCAAATTTCACCGCCTGTTTCGCCTCTAGCGTTTAACACTATAGGATTAGGCCAAGCGATTGTTCCTGCCGCGTTTTGATAAGCAGTTAATGGTGTAGAAGTACCAGCAGCGTAGAACCAAATAAGACCCCCATTTAGGAAAGTCCCATCATCGCTAAACTGAGCGTTTTGTAGAATCGGTGATAAGTATGCTTGAGTCATTTCAATTCCTAAAAATATGGATGTTCATTATCTTCTACCTTGTTGAGCTGCGCCTGCACCAACAGAACCAACATATGGCCCCATTCGAGTTAAGCCTTGACCAACTGCTGATCTGATCGGTCCTGCTTCTTTTAACGATTGTTCAACCATTAATTTTTGAAGTTCAGGTGAATAAAATGCTTTACCACCAAAGAAAGTAGCAAGACCAGCAGGAATACCTGTAATGCCTGCGCCTATTAATTCGTTAAGACCTAATCGACCAGCAGAACCAGAATCAGGATACTTATTACCAATAATATCTTGTGCTTGTCTAGCAGATACTTGCATTGGCATTTGACCTTCAGCGTAACCTGCGCGGTTTCTACCTCGCAAAGCTTGTAGAAGTGAAGCTGGAGTAGCCATTTCATGCCCTACACTTGATGTCATTGCAGTTTCCATACGTTTAACATCACGATACGCATTATCAGCCGCGCTTAATGCTTCAGCATATCGAGGATTTTGCATTTCCATCATTTGCTTTAATTGATTAGCAGCTTCTTTAGCTGCATCGCCCACACGTCTTTCATCAGCGATTGAACTTTTACCATAGCTTTCGCCAACAGTTCGTAATTCAGATAGCATTTCTTTTAATGATCTACCATCTACTCTTTGACCATCTTTAAAACGGCTGATTACGCTGTTTTCTAAAATATCATCTATTTGATTTCTAAACTCAGGCCGTAAATTCTTTGATAAGTCTTTAATACCTTGAAGTCCAGATGCAAGTTCAGGTGTCATTGCACCGCTTGATTGAGATACTAAATTATCGTAAGCATTACTAACTGCTTTTTTAACTTTAGAAAACCCTTCCGCAGTCGGTTCAATTTTACCTAAATCTACAACTTCACGTTGAATAGCTGCTTGACCAGGCAATGCAACTTCTTGACTTGGTGCAGTGCGAATACCTTTATTTAAAGTATCAACAATACCTTGAAGTGTAGAAGTGTTAAAACTTTCTAAACCTCGTTTTTGAGCTTCAGCAATATGAGTTCCGATAAAAGGTAATGATGTAGCTTTTTCTTCAAGCGGTTTAAACCCACCACCTAATGCTTGACCAATGGTAGGTGTACCGCCAGCTTCAACAAATTCCTTAACGCCTGGTGCAGCAACAGGCCCTCTAAACATAGCGCCTAATCCTTTAGCTACACTTTCACCTACACCTTGACCAACAGCGCCGTACATTCCAGCTTTAGCACGATCTTCAGGTGATAATGCAGCAGCAGTCCCACCAGCACCAATTATCCTAGCCAAGAACGGCAATTTACCCATTGGTGTCATAGCAGCGGCTTGTGCAGCGATGTCTACGCCTAGACCTCCTAAAGTTGCAGGAAGCCCTGCTTCTTGCATATAAGCTTCACCAGCTCTTAATTTAGCAATATCTTCTTCAGATAAATCAGCAAATAAACCTTTTAGTCCTGTTCCAGCTTTAGTTAATGCGATGTTTGCGCCTCGTCCAGTTCGCATTAATGCACTTTCTTGAGCTGGATATTTAGGTACACCATAAGCTTCCCAAGGAGAAGGAGCTACTTGGGCAGCTTGTTTACCTGTAGCAATATTAAAGGCTTGTGAAAACGCATCATTAACTTGCGGTTTAGAATTAAACGCTGCGGTAAATTCTTCATCATTCATGGCTATTGACCTTTATTTCGATTAGCACGAACTTTCAATGCAGTTTCATGAGTAATTTTACCTTCTCTACCCAAAGCTATCAATTCATCATCTGAATATCTACCATATTTTCCCATAAATCGTTGTCTTCCTTGAAACCATTCATTAACCGCGGCCATTTTTTCATCCTTAGTCATATTAGAGTCAAGATCACCTACTCGTTTTAATTTTTGCAATAAATCTTTATCTGATTGCGGGCCTGGTGCGTTTTCTATAGTGCTGGCCATATCGCTAGCTACAACAGCCAAGGCTGCCTGAAAATCACCAGCGGCAAGTGATTCACCGACAGTTCGACCTAATCTATTAGTCCAATATTCAAGATCACTGCCTATAGAACCTTTAATTAAATCTCGAATATGGTTAATATCAGGAAGCGTTTCATAAGTTTTAAGAGATTTATTGATTGTCTGTTGTTCTTCAGCTTGTTGTTTAGCCGTAATTATTGCACCTTCTTTTTCAGCAGCTTGTTTAATTTGTAATTCTCTTGCTTGTTCAGGACTAACAATCGCGCTTTCTTGTTCTGGCGGAAGTGTATTCAATAAATCATTTCGCGCTTTAATAAGTGCTTCTCTTGCTATTGGTTCTTGTACAGTAGTTAATAATGTATTTATTGAATTAAGCTGTGCAGTCATATCATCAGGAATTTGCATTTGTGGAGCGCCTCCTAATGCAGGTTTCTTTTGATATGCACCAACAACTCCTGGCACTTGTTCAAAACCACCATGTTGTTGCTCCGCAGTCATTGGAACACCTACATTAACTCTAGCTTGTTGTTCTGCTGTTGTGTTTGATGCTACCTGCAAAGCTTGAAGCCTACGCGTAAAAACTCCTAGCCCAGCAGCAGCAGTTTCAACAGCTTGAGGGGTAATAGCATTAGCATCATAAGATGGAAAATCTTCATCTATTAACCCTTGTCGTTGAAGATCCGATAATGCTTGACCACTTTCAGTATGAAACATTTGAAGTGCTTGATCTGGCGAAACATTTTTAGCTAATCTTTCATGATACATATCAACAATTGGTACTGTTGCTTGCGCTCGTAGTTTTACACGTAGATGTTTCATTTTATCTTCAATTTCACCAGTCTGCGCTTGTTGATGGCGCATCGCTACCATATCTTTTTGCATACCAAATTGATTTTTTACATACTCTTGCGCCATTGCAGGGTCAAAGGCACCTATTTGTTGATAGGAAGGTGCAGTTTGATTAGCGAATAAAGCTTTTAACCCTTCACGCTCTTGTTGCGCTCTACGGGCATTTTGTAAAGCTATAGCGTTAGCTTGCGCATCTTGAGTAGCTTTTAAGGTGTCGGGAAATTTAGACGCATAAAATTTGGATAATTCAAGTAAATCACTCATTTTATTTTCCTTTAACCAAAATATTGATTTAATGGCCCACGAC